AAAGTCCCTGCGTCTAATAATTGACGGAGAGCAGAAGTTGCAGTTCTGCTCAAACCGCCAATCATATGAATGAGTCCAAAGCCATAAAATCCTAGTCCTGGCAGAAATTTGAAGTGGACAAAATATTGGACTTTATTTCTTAATGGATCATTGGGCGCATAGTTTCGTCTTATCGACAAAACCTTTTGACTACCTTCCTCGACTGTAACGACGTAAGGTAATTTTATTCCTGTTGGTTCACCATTTTGACCAACATCTTCGAAGCCTTCTAAATCTAAATTAACATGACACTCTAAAAGAGTATACATGCTTTCTGTTCTTACAGATTTAGACGTTCCTTCTAATTCTCTTTTCTTATCATCTACTTTATCTGCATTCACATCTGACACTGGTTTTGTCAACTCAATGTCAGTGTAAAAGCCATTGACCTGCTGTTTACGTAAATCATTTTCTGAAATCTTTACGACATGAACTACTGCTTCCGCATCATCTAATGAGGTAGCTGTATACGGAACGACAAGATCATCCGCAGGTATAAATTTTGATACGGCTCTGCCTAAAAGATCGTCATAATAAACTTTCTTAAAAGTTGAGCCGCTGAGAGGTAGATGGAATAACATTTGATCAAACTCTGGTTCATATTCTTTCATCTGATCCATGAGTTGATAATTCATAAAATCTTTAACTCTTTGTGATTGAGCTTCTTTAGCAGGATTGGATATTCCTAAAACTTGAGTTCTAACGGGTCCATCTGCTGGTAATAATTCTTTATAAGCTAATGCTTGAAACTGTGTAACTGCTTCAGCTAGTACTGGGTGTGTTGCACCACTTGCTCCTTGAAATGGTTCATTACGATTATCGTATTTAAATCCTAAAAGATCTAAACCATTTGTATAAGATTGTTCCCAATCTTTTCGAGACATTTTATAATCTGTAAAATTTTGTCTTAATTGAATTCCAATTGGATCTAAAACTTCTTCTGGTAAAATATCTGCTAGATTATCAAAGTGCGTGTTTGACTGAGCTTGGTTCACGGCACTTGGTTCAAAATTAACTGTAGCACCACCATCTTGATCTGGTGTTACTTCTACAGGTTGTCTTTGTTGTGCTTCCGTAATGTCAACATCCGTTGGTGCTTGTGCACCAGGTATTTTTACTTCATGTCTAACATTCGGGAGTGATTTGTCTATCTCTGCCATTTATACTCCTTGTTATATGTACCATATTCTGGCGTAGATGCCAAGCCTTGTGATTGAGGTCCTCCAGTTGGTGCTATTGCATGGGGTTTACGTATTCCTACCATACCGCCGCCTGCATAAGGCGCCCACAATTGAGTAGGAGATTCAAGTGGATGTTTTTGATATTCCAGATTCTGGAAAGGTTGTTTTTCTTCTATTACATAACTAAAAGGGTCACTTTCAGAATGTCTAAGTTTCATTTTTCTATTATATTCTTCTAACGCTTTTCTTTGCTGAAGTTCATTATAAAGCTCTATTGATGTATCAAAATTTTTTAAAGATTCATAAATCTCATCCCCTTTTTCCCACATTTTTGGTACTTCTGCTTTTAACTCTCTTAATTTTTTTGGATCTTGATACTTACCTTGTATAGGTTTGTAGGCTCCTGGATGCTTAGGATCATATTTTACCCTAGCCGTTCCTCCAATATCTTGCGCTTCTAAAAGTTGATCTAGTTCCCATTGTTTTTCTTCTGTCTTAGTACTCAAATCCATTAACTGTCCAATTTTCATAGCATCATTAATTTGTCCTTCATTCCATCCATGTTCTGTTCCAATGTCCCGAAGTCTTTGTTCTGCTTGACCAAAATGTCCTCCTAAACCTGTCCAATTATCCATGGCCTCTTTCCAGCCTTTACCTTGGGACATATCCCACGCTGTACCAAGACCTACAACTAAAAGTTCTCCACCAATCCAGCCTGCAGGGCCCATATTAGTTTTCGCCCAGTTTTTGGCTTTCATTAAATGTTTTGCTATGTTGCCTGATTTAAACATATCTGCTGCTTTCTTACTCTGACCAACTTTTCTCATAAAAGCATCTTCGTTCTGTTCAGCAAACTTCATTCCACATACTGGTTCAGCAAATCCAATTCTTCCACCACCAGCTTTTGCTAATTGAGAACTACAAACTTTTATTCCTGCAAGTTCTAAAGTTTTAGCTAACATTTTAGCTTTAGAACTTTTGATAGCTGTATTCCATGCTTTACTTTGTGTTAAAGTTTTAACATCTGCACCAGATTTTTCTAAAGTTCTTGCAGTTCCAGGATCAATGCTTATTCCAGTTTTCGCATGGAACTTTTCCATTCCTTTCCTTATTTTTTCTGGGATTGTTTTATAAGAACCTTTGTATTGAGATTCAAAAACTTGTTCTGGTTTTAAAAATTTCTTGTTCTTTGCGTCCCAGTGAAATTTAGTAAGATTAACTTTACCCTTAGCTTCTGGATTTTTTATATAAAAATTCTTGATAGATTTCTCATGTTGTGCGAGTATTTTTTCAACTTTAGAATAGTCCCCACTCCCCTTAGCTAACCTATAAGCACTATCTAAATTTTGAAGTCTTTTAGACATTCTACCATCAAAAGATCTTTTAGCTTTTTGATTAATTTTAGAATCAATAAACTGAACAAAATTATTATGAACTCCAGACCCTTTACCATATGTAAGCTGTCCAGTCCTTGCTGGAAATATTTCATCAATATTAAGATCTTTAACACCAGCGTCTCTAAATGCTTTAGTTATACTTTCTGATATATTTTTATAAGTAGCGTTTGAATTATCAAACCATTTTCCCATTTCTAATTTTGCATATCTTTGAGCTGCTTTACCCATTTCTCCATCTATATTTATTGAAGACTTGTGTGCTATAGATTTTACTATTTTATCTCCTAATGTTTTATTTACTTTAATTCCTTCAAGTTCTATTTTTCCCTGTAAAGCTCTTCCAAGTTGCATATAAGCGTATGCATTTTTTCCACCTTTTCCAGGTTCAAATACTTTTTTAAATAAATATGAATCTATGTCTACTGCTTTACCATCATATTTTTTAACTGCATTTAAAAATTTTTTATCATTAAAAAGATTATAAATATTGTCGATCGTGTCCGTCTGCATCCCTTGCACTTGATAAACTCTATTTAATTCTTTATTTAAAGCTTTAATTTGTTTTTTATTTATTTCCCAAACTTTGGTAGTAGATCCTGGAACTTTTTTATATTCTTGGCTCAAATATTTAAAAGGTGCATACACCTCTTTCATTTTTTTTGGTTCACCTATATTATCAACTAGAATTTTTCTTATTTTTTGAGCCATCTTAATTCTTGTTTTTTGAGGCGCTGACATATTTTTCTTAATTGTCATATCTGCTGCACTACCAAAAGCTTTGTTAAAAGTATCTGCAGTATAAGGGTTATTATTACCTAAAATTTCTATTAAACCGTCAATTCCAAAGACCTTACCTTTTTTTGCAAGTAGTCTTTCATATTTAAGTACTACTTTACCTAAGTTCTTTGTTGGTTTATCTGGGGTCCAGCCATACTCTTCTTTAGCAAATTTTAAAAAATCTTTATCTTTAAGATATGGATTTGTACGTTCGGGCCCCTGATACCCTGGTCTCGATCCATCAATCGATGGTGTTACTAGTTGGCCATCGTTATATCCAGCTCTTCCGCCTTCAGCCATGCCAAATAATTTTATAAAATTTGCTTTTGCTGATGCTTGAGCTTGTTCTGCTGTCATGTCTAATGTTATGTCTTTAACAACTAATTGAAGTTGATCTTCTGTTACATCACCAGGTGCATAAGGTCTCATGCTGTCAACAATCTCTTGTCTTAATCTTTGTAGTGGAGACCCGCCACCATCAAAAGCAATCCGTCCACCTTCAGCCATGTTCCGTGGTCCAAGAATCGTGGACCTTGGATCTTGGTCATTGTACATCTCTTTAATCTGATCTATAAATTTTAATGGGTTCATTCGCCTAACATTCCTGCAAGTCCGCCTTCTGCATTTGGTTTACGACCTTTAGTTTTAAATCTTTTAAGTTCCAATTGTTGATTGGCATCATCTACTACTTTTTGAATTTTAGCATATCCTTTAGGATCAGTTTCTTTCATGAATTTTGTAAATTCTTCAGCGATGTTTGGATCAGAAATATCTATCGTTCCAGTTTTTTTAATACCTTCTAAAGTTTTTGTAGGCTTGGAAGCTCTTTTCAATTGAAGCATTTTACCCAGGTCACTCTGAACAACCTCTAAGACTGCTCCATAAATTTTCATTCGAGTTCTATCATCTAAATCATCATAAAGTTTATTACCAAAAGCTTTTGGATTATTTTCAACCAATGCTTCTGCTGCCATTTGTGCATCCATTTTATAATCGCCTGTTGAAAAAATATCATCTACAGCTGCTCTGACTTTATCTGGATTTTCCCAGGTTTTAAGTTCTTTTAGTTTCGCTGCTTCTTCTCTTTTCTTAAAACCAGCAAGTGCTTTTCTTAAATCCATTTTCTCTTGTACTTTTCCTGGAAATGGTTTGGATCTTTTTCCAAGCTTCGTGGTTCCTGGAAAAAAGTCATCCATTAATTTTCCAAGTCCTTCTAATAATGCTAACTTGCCCTTGGAGAATGGAACACGGCCGCCTGATGCAAAATCAGGATCTGGTGGTTCTGGTAAAAGCTGGCTTTGTTCACCTAAATCATTATTTATTTCATTAACTCGTTTTTGTTTTTGTTTAGCTATTTCTAATTCTTTTTTGCTTAAAGTTTTATTAGTTCCAAACTGCTTCAAGGCACTTGTATCACTGTATAAATCATCAACTTTTGTTACTACATTACTGCCTTCCATAGTTATATCTTTATAATCACCTGTTGTGCCGTGTGGAAACGCTT